AGGGAAAATGTAAATGTAAGACCTGTGTTTGGTGCAAAGTTCTGATAGCGGATCTTATCACGCTGCATAACAACGCCGCCGTTTTGCGCGCCGAAACCGCCTAGAACCTCACCCCCATCTGGGAACTCTTGGAAATCTGACCCTCTTTTGCCGTAGGTCCAGAAAGTATGATCGTTTAGACCAGACCAAGCCATTTTGTTAGGCTCATTTTCCAGTGAGCCAACACATAAATAATCGCCAGTAACCCAAATAGACCTGGCCGTTGGCGCACCTGAAATATCTGCAAATGCTGTCGGCGTGTTGATGTCATAGGACTGCAAGATAGTCCCAAGGTTACATGCAATTACATGGTCACCGAAAACCGCAAATTGCCATCTGTCACCGATAGGGACATTATAAGCAGCAGCCGACTTACTGATGTTTACCCATGAATAAGGGCTTGTTGATGTGTCGAGCTTAAATAGATCAGTCCGAGTACCAGCAATAATCGTTAGCGTGTCGTTATTGTCTTGGACCTTAATATAGCCCAAGCACTCATCGCCTAATGATGCTGATACCTCGTTTAATTGAGGCATACCCTTCCAACCGTCAGCAGCAGGAAGCACATTTAGTGTACCTTCACTTGCCGCAGCATTGAATTTGCTTTTATCCGGCTCAAATGGTGCAAATGGGATCATACAACAAAACCACTGATGTTAACGCCTACATTGCGGTAATCATCAAATGACTCCGCATCATTAAGCTGTGAAATGTATCGATCAACCAAACCCATTAAGACACCGGCTTGTTGGTTGTCCTTGATGAACTCAGCAGCTTGCATTTGAACCACACGAAGATATAAATCGGGGTTTTTAGCTAGGAGCCAGTTTGACGTGTTTGCGTCTGATAGCCCCTCAATTGTCTTGTAATAGATAATCTCAACATCTGATGATGTGTAAGGGAGCGCTGTGAGACTGTTACCAACAATCATGTAATGGTTTGGATAATCAGTTGTGCGATATGGATAAATGCTGTCAGCACCAGCCGGTGAGATAAATTCCAATGGACGTCGTGGGCTTGTGAGAGCAGTTACCGATTTAGCTGATAGAAAATCACTAGGGATCGTGTAAACGTTACTTGTTGGCGATAGAGTAGCAGTTGCTTCCATATCACGGACACGCAACGGCTCTGAGCGAACACCCCCACCATGCATAAGATATGTTTCACCTAGTTTGATGAAATCATCCATGTAATCGTTGAGGTCTGATCTGTCTAACCAGTCCGCAACGGCTGTTTTAAGCTCTGCATAGGTGGTGATTGCCATTAGATGTTACCTTTAAACGTTCTCAAGCGCGCGTTGTCGCTGTCATTAAGGACTTTGGCGATATAAGCCTGATCCTTGTTTGCAAACGCATCATCAAGACCAAGTTCTTCGAATACATTCTGTGGAATTTTAGCTACGACTTTGCCATCGCCCCATCTATCGCCAAGCTGATTGTTAAACTGCTCGGCATTGTGGGATAAAAGCTTATCGACGTTATGCTGTACTTTACGCAGAGTGATCGTGTTGTCGTCGTTATAGAGATACCACTCACTGATATCTGTGAACGGGTCATAATCGACTAAGCGCCAATCCCCGTCCCATTCCTTAGGCTTGCTTGGAAGGTTTACGCCCTTCATTAGACCGCAGCGTCCATGCTAGCAGCTTTGATCTTCACCAGTCGTTTAGCTTCGATTTCATTCAGCTCAACTAGCGCACCCTTCGGCAAACGTCCTAGATTATCAAGCGACATTTCAGCGCCTGCTTTATCTGTTGGAACGCAGTTTTTAAGGATTTTCACCATTACTTTTTTAGGTTTTTGATTGTTCATTTGTTTCTCCAAAAAGAAAAGAGGGCCATTACAGCCCCCTTAGTTTTGCTTATTATGCGTCTGTTAGATCCGCTACACATGCATGAGCTGCTTCGTTATCAACACGAAGAGTACATTCATGAATAACCGCGTATTTAATCGCATCACCTGTTTTTGCAGGCTTATCGACTTTCATCTTACGCAGTGTAGCAACTGATGCATATTCAGGATCAAGGATCAAAGCATCACGTGAACGTTGGAAGCGGTTAGCCTTAACAACAAGCGAACCAAAGTCAGACACGTAAACGTCTGCTGCGGCTGTGATTGTCGCCTGGCTGTTGCCATCCACTGTGCGGCGCTGTTGTGCAACCGCTGAGTCAGCCATGAAGCCAGAGAACACTTGCTTGTTAAATGAACCCAATGAAATCATTGAAGGCTCACCACCATTATCATATGCAGACTTAATAGCAGTATCTAGAAGCGTTTTTGTGAACGCTCGTGCTGTGCCATCAGTTGCCGCATCTACAACACCAGTGCCTGCGTTATAACCACCAGAAGCAGGTGAACCCGCTACACCGAGAACATCGTTTGTCTCGATCCATGCGCGTAGACCACCAAGCTTACGAGCTGTTGTGTCATTACCTGCAACAGAAGCGTTGTTTGAACAAACCGAAGCTTCAAGATCACGCTTGATCTCTTTAGCTTTCTTAGCGGCTTGATAACCAACTTCTGAAGAGCGACCGGCTTTATTTACGCTTTCTTGCGTACCAGACACGATAAATGTCTTACGGAAGATTTGCGTGTAGTTTTGAACGCGTGTTGTCGCTGAAGGAGCAGAATAGCTGTATTCATCACCCTCGATTACCGCATTGTCCGCAGATGCTGCTGCAAGTGCGTCAGTCTGCCAGTCATGTTTTGTTGATTTTGCTGTTGATGTCCCAATTGCCTTTGTAACAGGGCAATCTGTTGGTGAGATATCAAAGATTTTGTCGATTAGATCCTCACGATTGCCTTTTGCATCGTATGAGGAATAAGTTCCTGTAGCCTGTGCCATAATATTAACCTTCTAAAAGTTTTCCAAGAATATCGGCAACGTCTCTTGCGTCACCGGACTTAGCAGCTCGGTTGATACGGTTTTGCACTGATTTTGAGTCACGAGGATTGCTTGTCTTGCGATTGCTTCCAGTCACCATTTTGGGCTTGTTCTGCGTTTGCTTCACAGCCTTTTGGCGGTTGGCTTTTAGCTCTCGATATTCAAGAACTTCTTTCATCACACCAATCATTCGGTGATCGTCAATTTTCCCAAGTTCTTCCGGTGTAAATCCAAAGTCACCAAAGGCAGGAATTGCCTTGGTTTGAAATTCATTGAACTTAACTTGATCCGCGAACTCAGGATGTTTTGCAATCATCGACTGATGCTCTTGCTGTAAAAGCTCGCCGCGTTTTGCATCGCCTTGCGCTTTCATCTGCTGTTGCACCTGGTTTAATGAGCCGAAAGTGCTGTTGAACACTTCCATTTGATCCTCGTAAACACCTAGAGCTTGTTGATAAGCCATAGGGTCATTTTCATAATCAGAGTATCGTGGCTTTTGAGGTTGATACTGTTGGATCGCTTGCCCAACTAGATTTGTTACCTCTGCCAGCTTTGCTTCTTGCTGCTCTACCTGCTTACGACCTTCAGACAATTCCATTGTCTTCTTGGTGTAATCGGCTTCCCGAAGGTTTCCTCTCATGAGTTCATGGACAGTTGTTTCTGAACCGTCCGGTAGCTTTACCTTGTGTTGCTCATCGGCGAACACAGGGACTTGCTCCTGGTCTTCAACGTCACCGTCATTCTCATCCGTATCGGAAGTGTCTTCTTCGTTATTCTCGGCATCATCACTTTCAGACTGGTCTGTGGCCTCTTCTTCATCATCATCGGCTAGATCGTCTTCAATTGATTGACCAAACTCCATCATTTGATCGTCGGTAATGCCATTTTCGATCTCATCAGAGGTATCGAAGTCATTTTCTACCATTTTTTAGTGTCCATCTATGGGAAAGGCGCGTTTCACAACGGGCCGGAAGCGGTGTGCCTAAGAAGGTCCGCTTTCTTCGCTCAAGCCATCGGCATTCAATACAATGCTACCAAGGCCATCACGAAAATCGTCAACTACTGCTATTGTGGCTTGTAGTCGTGTGATTTCTAATTTCAGATCAGGATCAATGCAGGCTAATGTTTCAAGCGCATTTGATCTAATCTCTTCTAATACTTCAACGCATAAAGGCTCTTTTATTAAGCGAGCCGCCTCTTGTGCGCGGTGAATACGTTCTTCGTTAGTTAACTCAGCCAAGCTCACCACCAAAACGAATGTCTTGCATGTTTGCGTCTGATTGAGCGCCCATCAGCATTTGTTCACGTTTAAGCGCCATCTCAGCTTGCATCTGTGTTCGTTTAAGCTGCATCTCTGCCGCCATCTGCTCACGTTTAAGCATAATCTCAGCCTGTAGCTTTTCTTGAGACAATTTGGCATCAGCTTGCATTTGAGCTTGTTTCATCTGCATGTCTTGCTGGTGCTTTTGAGCTTCCATCGCAAGTTTTGGATCTTCTTTCTTCTGACCGGCTTGCTTTTGCATACCTTGGACATCTTCTTCTGTGATGTCTGGGTAGTAATCGTCTGCATTGCGTATTCCTGCCGCCTCTGCTTGACGTACAAGCGTATTACGCAGTTTTGGGAGCAATTGTAGCGCTTGAGGCATAAATCCACCCTGTGCGAGCCTGTCGATCATCATTACTTGCTTTTGAAGAACGCTTTCGAGCATAGACATGTCACGATCACGTGAGCCAGTACCCAGCCCAACATCAATTGAAACATCCATGCTGGCATTCCAATGGCGCGGGTCCATCTCAACATATTCATCATTCAGGCGAATGATGTCCTTGCGGTCCTGGTGCTTTACAACAAGACGAAGCAGCATTCTAAATAAGCGCTTTAGTCCCATCTCGCCAAGGTTACGAGCCATAAGCTCAATCTTTGAATACGAGCTGTCTTTACCCGCCTGTACTGCTGTTGCGGTTTGATTTTGCAATGCGTCAGGATCAAGTGCCATTGTTGAGCGAGAAACACCGGTGCGCTTTTCAATTACGTTATCGAAGTAATCCAATGTCGCAAAGCTTTTGTCAGCCGTATAAGCAATGACATGCGGTACGATTGGCGGCGTTCCTGCCTTCTTTTGAATTACACCACCAAATTTAGGATTTGTAAGTTGCTCTGGATTTAACACAGAACCCTTCTCAATTTCCCTTTGTGGGTTGTTATGTGCGTATGTGTTGTCGATTGCCTGACGAACAAGAACTGTTTTGATCTGCTGAATGTCCATTGTTTCATCAGCAATAGAACGGCCATCAAATCTATGAGGAATGCGCATTGTCACAAGATCAGTAAATGGCAAGTCATCATCCCAGACTTCCCAGTCTAGCAACTCGCCGTTTTCACCGTTACCCGCCATATAAGCGCGTACACGCTCGGCAATGCCATCACCATCTACATCAATGTTTACATAGCATTCGAATAGTTCAATTGTTTCGTTAGCACGATTTGCGTCATCTTGCTCACTGCGAGTGTGGTCATCTCGTGCGTTGTCTTCTTGACTGTCATCACTATCAGCAGGGAGAGAATAGACCTTATCTTTATCAAAGCCCATCTTAACCAAATCAGAACGCGTTACATCGTCACGTTGCGCACAGAAGCTAACTGTTTTTTCATCAATGCAATCGGCTTTACTATCGATCAAGAAGTTTTCCGGTTGGATAACCTCAATCTTTAGTGTGCCGGTCTTGTTTGTGCGCTTGATCTTTACATCGTAGAGAGTGATCGGTTGAGGTGTGCCATCCTCTGCCGTTATCATTTCCACTTTCTCGTCAGATGTAAGCACTTCAACTTCATCATCAGACACAAGATCCGTTAGCTGCATCTCTGATAAGCCGGTATGCGTAGAAGTCTCAAAAACTTCTGACGGATCCCACCAGTGCTTAATAATTCCGTTCTTGAGTAATAGCGCATCATGGAAAGCATCCCATAGCACTCTATAGCCGTTCCATTCTTTCCAGAACTTATGATTGATATACTGTGAAGCTTGCTCTGAAAATTGCTCATCGTCTTGATTGATAGGCTCGAACGTTCCAAGAGCTGATGAAGAAGCAAATACACGCATAAGACCTGGCAATATCCAGTTAACAGTGTCCGCTACATCGCTAGACATGGTTTTTGAACGGTTTGCCTGCGCCGGCGTATCTGGCATTT